TACGTCCACTTCAGCAGCGTTTGCAAACAAATCCCAACCTAGTTTATAATCATCCATACCAATTGCATTACTCGTACCACCAGTAAAGGTAGTAGTCGCAACTGCTGGAGTTACATTAGCTGCAACTGACCAAATTAGTTTAGACATTTTGTTGACTTTCTCATCCATAAAGATGTTATTACCAGATGTATCTTTTGTGCCCTCAACGTTAGAAACTAAATACGATTCTACCACTTCTGAGTCAATTACGATAGCAACCGCAACTTCATTATTAGTAGCATCAGGCATTACGTCAAAAGAACCAGCATAGGTCCAAGTGGCCCATGAAGTTCCATCGCTCATTTCTACTGAAATACTATTTCCGTATGTTCCTGGGTATCTTGCATAGAAAGATTCTGTTAAAGCACCAGAAGCTTTTTGTGTTTCGAAATCGTCTGCGTTTTTAATCAGTACTGCGCCACCTGCGTCAGATGCGTTAGTGTCTGTTGCATCAACTACACGAACCACTTGAAGTGAATTCGCATAGTTCAAAAATGCTACAGAACTTAAAAATGCAGGATATGTATCATTAGTTGGCTTGCCAAAGACATTAACTAGATCGTTCTCAGAGTTACATAGAAATGTTTCATCTACGGGTCCCCATGTGAAACGACCAACTGTAGCACCTAAACTGGTAGCAACTGCAGGGATAGACGTGGTCAAATCGATTTCTTTCGTTTGAACGCCTGGACTTAATTGAAATCCCATTGTCATTCTCCTATATTAAATAAAAAATAAATTGTCGAAAAAACCTTTTTTCGATACTATTATTTATAAAATCTGAGTTTTTAAAACCTCATATTCCCAGTATTCGTTATATTAGTCCAAACCTCACCACCCTCAACAAGAACTTCATCTTCGTCAATACCGTCATCAATAAAACCAAACGGAGTTAAGTCTTGTTCAATCTCGTCTATTTTATTTTGGTATAATCTAACCCTTAATTCCATATCAGTCAATTCTTTGAATTCTACTTGTGTTGATAACCAACCAAACATAACAAGACCCATAACCATATCATCATGCCCTCCACCCTCAGCAGCCCAGGATTTACCCTTAACCACAAACATTGATAATTCTGATATTGTGTCCATATCGTTAATTAATATTTTATCGTGTTCTATTAAATCCTTTAGGTTAGAACAACCAATCGCTTTAATTCTACTGGTCATTTTTCGACCAAGTTTATTATGAACCCCAGATTCGTTGATAGTATTGTCATACTCTAGGTCGTAGTGAAGAATGTTTGCCACTTCCGCACCAGGACCATTAGACTCGATAATGACCGTTGCGTTGTTGTATGCTTCGGCAGTTGTCATAATATAATGAGGAAAGAGGAGAGGACTAATTTCATTTGACCTGTACGTTGCCACCTGTTTAAACGGCAACTCTGATACATCTACAATATTCATAGTAGAATAGTCTTGACCACGTCCCTCCGCAACATCAATAGCAATAACATAAGCATGTCCTTCTATTGTTTCTTCATATACCTTTAATCCGTCTTTTCTATAAATTGGGTCTCTCATTACTAAAGCATGTAGTTTAGCTGGCGATATTAATGTACCAGCAGAACCTAAGAACTCACATTCAAATTCTTGTTTAAATTGTTCTTCAGAAGTGTTAGCAATTGTTTCTTNCCCTTAACACGACTAGTCATTTTGCGACCAAGTTTATTAAGAACCCCCGATTCGTTAATAGTATTATCGTATTCTAGGTCATAGTGAAGGATATTAGCAACTTCTGCTCCTGGACCATTTGATTCAATGATAACTGTTGCATCATTATATGCCATTGCGACTTGCATAATATAATGAGGGAATAATAATGGTGATATTTCATTAGACCTATATGTAGCAACTTGAACAAATGGCAATACGGATACGTCAATGACATTCATAGATGAATAATCTTGTCCACGTCCTTCTGCAACATCAACTGCAATAAAATATGCATTTCCTTCTACCGTTTCTTCATAAACCTTTAATTTATCATTTATTAAAATTGGGTCTCTCATTACTAGAGCATGTAGTTTAGCAGGAGCAATTAATGTCCCAGCAGAACCTAAGAACTCACATTCGAATTCTTGTTTAAATTGTTCTATAGAGGTATTAGCAATAGTTTCTTCTTTCCATTCTTTATCTCTACCAGGAACGTCCCAATAATTAATTTCAAATGCGTGATATGTGTTTCTTTTCTCAACGGCATCTAACCACATTTTATAATAGTGATTCATACCATTTGGTGTAGATACAATAATTACTTTAGAGTCTGTACCAGATGAAATTGTAGGATATACTGAACGGAAGAAGTCTTCTGCCATGTTTTGTTGTACGAATGCAAACTCATCAAGGAAGATTAGGTTGAATGAATAACCACGAATTGAACTTGAAGAAGTAGAACCTGCCATTATTCTAGAACCGTTTTCTAGTTCAATAGAACCTTTATTCCATTCCATTACCCCTTGCTGTAACCAAATAGGCAACTTTTCGTATGCCATTTGAAGACGACCAAGAAGTTCCCTCGAAGTTGCTGATTTATTAGCAAGAATAGCAATTTGTTTTTGGTCATTGAATAAAACGTAGTGAAGCATAAATGCTAAACTGGTCTGGGATTTACCAGACTGACGTGGGCACTTCACAATTGTGAAACGTTCTTTGTATAATACGTTGACTAATTTTTCTTGAAATGGATATAAATCAAACTTAATTAATCCTTTATCGAGGTTTACAATATGAATGTAATTTCTGATAAAGTAGATAGGGTCGTCCCTACACTTTACATATTCTTTAATCTGCTCTTCAGTGTAGTCAATTTCTACGTTTTGACGTTTGAGGTTTGGGTTTCCTAGATATATCGTTTTTGCCATAATATAATATAAGAGTGTTTACTCTGTATGCGTCGTGTTTGGATTAATAAACCCACGAGGGTGGTCATTGTTTTGTAATTTTTTAATTTCATGAAGCATTGACTTCATATTTTTATTATCAACTGTTATCTCTGTAAGTTTTATCATAACTTCGTTATGTTTATCTGGCCAGTTATTGATAAATGTAGTATTGGCAGCTACTTGTAATGCCATATTATTTTGTCCTGATGATATCTGCGATGCCCACCACACCGATGCAATTGTCTGAGAAAAGATAGCAAATATAATACCCACTGCTGAGTTCTTTAACCAGCTTGGCAATTCTGCTCTAGTATCTTTCAGGTGATTGATATCCTGCCTAATACTAGCTTGACATGCTGACATGTCCTTCTTCAGTAATTCTAAATCAGTTTCTAAACTATTAACTCTCTTTTCCATGAGTAACTCTCTTTATTTTAGGTCTTTGCCTTTTAACATTGCTTGTAATTCAGCAGTAGACCCAACATAAAGATTATTATGCGTGGTCGTGTTACCGCTGGGTTTTTCCCCTTTCATAATCTGTAATTCTTTCTGTATCTTCATCAACTCCATAGTTGTATCAGTTACAGATTTTATCAATCCAGCAGCAACTTCGTATGCTCTTGGATGTTCCATTTCTTTTGCTAAACTTATAATACCATCTAGTGCTTCGTTTCCACGTTCCACTAAATTATAGAGATTATCTCTAACGTATCGATAATCTTCACTTAAATCACCAGTTGTTGGATTTGAATCAACTTCAATTCTTGGTGTTAGTCCACGTTCTTTCCCTGAACTTAACACTTCAACTTCTTCAACAACAACATCTTCTGGGTGTTGAAACTCAGCAATAATATCTTCTGCTAACCCTAATTCGTCATTAAGTTTTTCTGCTACTGTTTTCTTTGTCATAATATAATCTCATAATTAATCTACTGGCCAATCTACTTCACTCATTGTGTCAACATCTGTTGCGTCGTTAGGGTCGTCTGGATGACCAACCATAACTTTAGTAGTCCATACGTCGTGGTGTTCTGCGATCAATGGGTCTACTGATTCTTTAACTTGTTCTATAATAGGTGTGTTTGATAAATCAAAATCACCCTCCGCATCTGCGAACTTGTAATTCATACTAATTTCTTTAATAACTTCACCATCTGTGATAGGTGGATACATATGACCTTTCATCACAAATTCTAATGTCCAATTTACAATTCTATGCTCACCAAAATCACCCTCAAATTCGTCTGTCATCGTGACACTCTCTAACGAAATAGGTACATCACGTTCAATATTTAATACAGGAACTTCCTCAATAACGACATTAAAGTCTGGTTGAAAGTATGGTACAATCTGTTCAATAATCTGAAGACCATCGTCCATATAATCTACATAAATATCTAATGTAAAATTAAAGTTGTATGGAATAGGGGAAAAATGTTTAGCTGCTTTATTTGTATCCGTACCATGGTCATATGTATATACATTCATCTGATTTCCCGCACGGGTTAAATCGATGTCCATACCATTCATAATAAACCCCATACGTGGGACTTGTCTATTCTTTTTAGTATCTTTAATTAATCTAGCAAGGTATTTCTTTTGAGACTCATACGCAATAGGAACTTTGATGTCTGTAATATTAGCACCATCTTTTCTTTGAACATGAATGTTGTTAAATACTGAAGCAAAGGCAACAATAAGTTTACGTGTAGTTGCGTGATAGAAAGTAGTACCAAACATAATATTATCCTATTGTTCCAAATGGGTTCATTTCTTCAAAATTAAGAACATCGTCATCTAAAACGTCCCAATCAGGAATGCCCAATTCATTTGTAACGGCAGCTTGAATCTCTGTTTCTAAACCAGTAATTTCTGTATCAGTAACATCAATATCTTCGTGTCCGTATTCCCAAGGTTTGAGATTTAACTGCCAAACGTGTTGTGGTCCATCAGGTGTTGGGTAGAACGAAGAATCGTTTCCAACAAATGTTACCTCAAATAATGCCTCAAGTCCACCAAAATATAATAAGTCACCAGCAATAGGAGTATCGTCGTCAGTTGCTACTGTTTGTTCTGCAAATGCTTTCTTAGTAAATGTGACTTTCATTTCATCAGTCACTTGTACACCAAATTTAGAGTAGAAGTCACCCACGTCACCGTAATCCTGATAATCATCTACAAGAATATTCAATGACCAAACTGTATCAAAATGAGACGTAGGATCTTCTCCAAATACTGGGTCTAAGTTTTTATATTTGCGTGGAAGATACTTAGCAGAAAATCCTATGACTTCTACTATTTCTTCTACCATATCCTTAATCATTGTAGATTGGGACATATTGTCAAACATTCCCATTTTATTACCCTACTAAAAAGTTTGTTGGCATTTCGTATTCAAGTGAGAATTGTTCTTCTAGTCTAAGAATTTCCTCATTTGCTTCGTCCCATAACTGTTGACCATTGACAACAATACCACCTGGAAGCGGCATACCATCAAATTGTTTCATATTAGAACCCCATTGCTTTTTAATCAATGCAGTTGTATATTTCTTAATCCACTCATCGTTATATACATCAAGTGCATATGAAGTTCCAGTGTCTGGAGATAATCCAACAAATGCACGAATCATCATTTTACTTCCTTCGTACCATAATTCTCCGGCTGTGGTACAAATTGATTCAGTTGAATATGCAGTCCAAGTTGCAGGTGATACACATAATGCTTCTGTTGTAATTGATGCGTCCGAACAAACTCCTTTAACTTTACAAGATGGACCTAAAATAGTACCAGAATGAGAGTATAAACGGTTGTTTGCTTTATTGAATGTAAACGTTCTATCAGGGTTGAAATAGTCAGAAATCATTGACAAGTTCTGCATAGTCATTTCGTAGTATTGCATACTAACTTTAGTCATATCGAACATTTGGTCAAACATAATTTTATAACGAACATCAGACATTGCTTCTGAAGAATAACGTCCTGGTTCATAAATACGCGTCACTGCTACAATATCATCATTTAACGTTAAGTATTGATTTGCTTCGTCTGTAGCATCAAACGTGATAGTAATGTACTTTTCTTCAACACCATCAAAATGTCTTTCTACAAAGAGTTGAATAGCGTCGTCAATTCTATCCATCGCCTGAGTATCATCCACTTGTATTTCTACCTTTGGATATCCCAACCTACGATATGCATATTCTTTTAAGTCTGTTGCTGATTGTAATTTTGCCATAATCTTTCATTTATATATATTAACGAATTTGTTATATTTATATAAAATGGAATCTGTGAATGAATAAAAAGACTATTGTCGTAATAGGCGACGTAATGTTAGACGAATACTGGTATGGCACTAGTAATAGAATATCACCCGAAG